GTAGGGGTGCCTTACACGCTTAGCCGGGGTGACCACGCAGCCAAGGTCACCAACCCTACGCCCTGGGGACCGGCTCGAGGTTAAGCGTGAAGGAGGGGCCCGTAAAGAACGCAAGCGTTATTCCATTGATGCCATAGGAAGCGCCAAAACTTTTTGCGTTCACGAAATGAACATACCCAATGCCTACGGCGCCTTGGCGTCACGGGTGTTTAATGTGGTTAAGGACGGCGTAATGATGCCGCCACCATCACCAATCCCTGGTGTGTTCAGTGCAAGGTTAGCAGGTATCAGAGAACGCATAGGCAAACTGGTTGTCAAGACCCCGCGATTTACTCCAATACAATTTTTGGACACCTACTCCGGCCGTCGACGAACGATCTACGAGCAAGCGTTTGCAAGCCTTGCACGCACTCCGGTGCAACGACGGGATGCATCAATTAATGCATTCGTCAAATGTGAGAAAATTCTGGAAAAGCCCGGCAAAGAACTGGTTCCCCGACTAATCCAGCCAAGACACCCCCGCTACAATGCAAGCGTTGGAGTGTATATCAAGCCCATTGAAGGCCAGATGTACAAGATACTGCGCAAAATGACGCAGTGCAAACTCCCAGTCGTTCTCAAAGGACTCAACGCCAAGCAAAGTGGAGAGGTGTTCAAGGCCAAATGGGACCGGTTTAGAAATCCCGTTGCTGTTGGATTCGATGCAAATCGTTTCGACCAACACGTGTCAAAACAAGCCCTTGAATGGGAACACTCGGTGTATGAGTTGTTCTACGACGGCGTTGACAAAGCAGAACTACAACGGTTGCTGACTTGGCAAGTAAAGAATTTTGGTCGCGTCAGCGCGCCTGACGGCTTCCTGACCTACCGTGTCACGGGGTGTAGGATGAGTGGAGACATGAACACTAGTTTGGGCAATTGCCTGATCATGGTATCATTGGTGTTCCACATTGTCGAAACCCTTGGCATCAAAGTCTGGGAGCTCGCTAACAATGGTGATGACTGTGTGCTTATCGTGGAGGAACAAGACCTCCGCTTACTTGAGGAAGTGCCCCAAATGTTACTTGATTTCGGATTTTCAGTGACTATGGAGCCACCGGTTCGCGAGCTTGAATCGGTTGAATTTTGCCAAACCCATCCAGTAGAATGTGCTGATGGGTGGCGCATGGTTCGCAACCTCGAGGCCACACTATCCAAAGACGCCACCACCATGTTACCTGTTGAGGTTGGAGACGGTCTACGGGCCTACTTCAAAGCGATAGGTGACTGCGGCCTAGCACTCACGTATGGCGTACCCGTCTTCCAGGAGTATTATAGCATGCTCATACGCAGCGGCGTTGAGTCCAATGTCACCAAAGCCACCAGTTGGGACTGTGGTATGGTGCGGCTGGCCACAGGGATGGCCGCCATGGACCTTGAAATTACTCCCGCTGTGAGGGTTAGCTTCTGGAAAGCCTTCGGTGTTGCACCGGATGCGCAGCTAGCATTGGAAAAGGCTTATGCCGAGACCACACTGATGATTACAGGTCTTAGCACAGTGCGACTACCGCCTCGGCTTTTATTGGCGGAGCCGCACCCGGCCCACATTGCTTTATAGCTGCAAAGGGTGGTGACCTTCACCAGCGGCACGTGCTTAACGTGCAGGGGGTTCCACAACATAATTCCCCAAAACGGTTACTTCCGTGCTAAACAAAATGCCGAGAGACTACACGGCGGATCCTGGGTAACCAGGTTGTTGTGGGATGTATAGTCCATTCTGCAGTCGATGTATCCCCTACCGACTGCCTCATTTAATTTGTGCAGTTTTTGCATTCGCAAGCGCTGTGTCTTGTACACGGCCAACTAATAAAGAAAATTTCCCCTCCAACAATTGGAGACAAGCCTCACGGCGACCAACAGGAGTATCCTCCCGAACTAACCGCTGACTGGATTGACGTCGGTAAAGACTTAGCAAAAGTCCACGCTGAACCTGACTCTGGCAAGCAAGTAGCTGACAACCAAAAGAACCTTGCTGACGCTGCCAAGAAAACCAAAGATATCCTGTCCAAAGAAGGTCAGGAAGCCGCAGAAAGAGTTAGAAAGTTTTACGAGAAAATGTATCAAAAGAAGTACAAGTATGGAGGGCCCAAAGTTAAACTCCCCCCTGCCCCAACCCGCGCACCGGCCAAGAAGCGCTCCCACTCCATTGAGAATCCCGTACAAGCAAGTTCCGCCTACGGCGTTATCCGCACGGGACAACGTCCGGTCACCACACGGTTACCCGAAGGCGATATCCGAGTACAGCACTCTGAGTTATTTGCGGACATCACCGTGCCCGCGACCTCCACAGAGTTCAACGCCACTGGCTACGATATCAACGTTGCTGACTCAATGTTTCCGTGGTTGAGTGACCTGGCCACACAATACGAGCGCTATCGGATTGAAAGTCTGGTATTCAAGTTTATGAGCAACGTCGCAAGTTCCACTGCTGGTCGAATCTACCTTGGCGTGGACTACGACGGAGCGGATGACGCCCCGTCTTCTGGTGCCGCCATGTCTTTGCTTTCTAGCAATGTCATGGCTAATGTCTGGGTACCAGAAGTCATCCTACACTGTGACAAGGCCGCACTTCGCGGCCTCGGCCTCTGGCTGACCACTGATTCGGTCGCCAAAGATGGCCACGCTGAGAGTTTCGCCTCACTCGCCGGACGTTTCTTCGTCGCGACTGAGGGCGTACCGGTGAATACAGTGTGTGGAAGCGTCATTGTGGAGTACGTAGTGCGGCTGCACCTGCCGCACAGCGACCCCGGTGCGATTGCCTTGCGATCCTCGCGTTACCTCACCACTAGTGGTGGGGCGCGGGTCGGAGGCGTTGCAGCTCCCGCAGTTCATCTTGGAACAATGTGCCCCTACCTCGACTCATCCCTCGGTTGGGAAAATCTCGGAGACTTCGCGCCGCCCAGTGTCACCACCTATTCCAGCTACCAATCCGGTCGGCTGAGGGTGCGAGTGCACTCGGCTGGAGCATACGACGTCTACATTCTTCCCCAGACAGCAGGTAAATACTCCATCGATTTAATCACTCTGGGTGCTGCGACTGCCGCTAGTGGATACACATTCACTGGTATCGGCGCTGTCCGCACCCTGGTTGGTAACCTCGGGGCCGCTGGCATCTTTGGTGCTGGCAACTCATGGTGGGGTGCGATGTTCACCGTGACTCGATCATTCTCAGTGCCTAGTGCAACCAACGGACTCCGCGTAGTGTTCGCGGGGTCTGCGTCGGCTGATGGCACGAGTTTCATTCGAATCACCCGCATCTCAGACCATTAGGGAATATAAAATTACAAAAGATCATACGTATCTTGCGACCCGCCACCAGGGTAACGGTGGATCTGGACCAATCCAAGCATGCTGGATCCAGATAATGAGCATGAAATGGACCGAAGAAATGGTGCGGTACAAATGGCTATGCCACGCACTATATCCATCCAAACTCCCCAGGCAGGTAGAGGCTGCCCAAACAACTCTCCTTCTCTTTCATCCTGTCGCGTCAGTTATGGCGCCAGTTAAAATATTCAGTGTCCTTGGCAGCCGCTTGGGATTGGGCTGTAGTGTTATTGGAACACGTCTTAGCTCACTGAACTTATCCCACCTCTGGCATCCCAGGCGACGGTCCGTTGACCTTAGCACCGGTTGACCAGGGTGGGGGGGAAGTAGAACAACACATCAGATCCACGCAAGTGGTGACGGCCTTAAGGTGTGTTGTTATCGTGTGTGTGGGGTGAGCGGTGTAAGGGGTTACCCCATGTACCACGTCGTCTCCGCCTTAACCAGTCATGTTTGAACTGGCCCATGCACACACCCCTCGCAACAGGGTAAAGTTGCCAATTTAACATCTGTTATCTCACCCGATCTACCTCGGTCGGGG